ATTGTCATTAAAAGATGTAGCACCTAAAGATATTGTTCCTGTTGCAGTTAAGTTACTAGAACCTATATCTATGTTTCCAAAACCACTTGAGATAGCACCACTATCTAATGTGCTAACAGTTACAAGGTTTGGCATTGCAGTTATTTCATCATCAAAGTATGCAGCTAAAGAAGTTACTGCAACTTGCTTCATTGTGCCTCCGTCATTGAGCACAACTCTGTCTGCATCTTCTACTGTAACTGATGAAGCACTTGTGTCTCCGTCTACAATATTTAACTCTGCAGTTGTTGCAGTTACACCATCTATAATATTAAGTTCAGAAGTTGTTGCTGTTACCCCGTCAAGAATATTTAACTCTGCAGTTGTCGCTGTTACTCCATCAAGAATATTTAACTCTGAAGCAGTAGAAGTAACCCCATCAAGTATATTTAATTCTGCAGTAGTAGAGGTAACGCCATCTAATATATTAAGTTCTGAAGCAGTGGAAGTAACTCCATCAAGTATGTTTAATTCTGCTGCAGTAGATGTTATTGCAGTGCCTGCTAAAGTAATTGACCCAGATACATCTAAGTTACCATTTAAGTCAACTGTAGTAGCTGCTAATTGTATTTCTGTATCTGCTACTAAATCTAATTGTCCATCGGTAGATGAATTGATGTATATTGCTGTGTCTCTAAATTGTAACTTCTCTGTAGAAGCAACAAGTATGTCATCACTAAATTCAAAATAGTCCTCGTCTTCTTTCCATGTTAAAACACCATCTGATGTATTACCATCAAATGTTATTGCTACATCTGTATCCGACCCTGTCCCAAATGTCAGTGTATCACCTAGTAGCTTAGTAATAGGACCACCTTCGGCAGTTGTACCATCGTGAGTATGTCCTGTGCTTGCTGCAAAAGCAGCTAATAATTGATTAAACTCATCATTACTGTGAGCAGCAGTTATTATGTCTCCATCAGTAAACGTAGATTGTCTAGTGTATGTAGCTCCCATTTATCTTCTTGCTCCTACTTGATATTCTAACCCAAAACCTCTTAACGCATATGGTGCAGAAGTTCCATTATCATTAACTCTGAGTGCGACAGTAAATCCTGAACCTTCTACAGATTGTCTTAGTAAAGGCTCTGTCTGTCCACCATATGTTGCAGTCCCATATACAGCACTTCCATATACTGCTACAATATCGGCTGCAGATAGTGAGTATGCTGCAGGTCTTGGTGTATCAGGGTCTTCATAATCATATCTTAAAAATAAGTCTGCATTAACTGAAGACTCTGGCTTGTAACTAACAAGAATACGTTGCATATGTTTACGTATTCCTGCATCTCCAAAACTTAAATCTGGACTTCTGTATTTACCATCTATAGCAGTTCCGTCAAAATCGTTACCACTTTCTTGTTGATATACAAAACCATCAAATCCCCCATGTATAACAGTTGTGCCAGATGTATCTGTAAAAGTAGATGTTGATGAAGGCTTAATTCCTTTTAACTTAGCAAATTCAAATGCATCAGCTCTTAAAGAACATATGGCTCCTTCTGTTAAACTTTCCAATATATTAGACTTAGAAAAGAATACTCTATACTGAGTTTTATTTGGTATTACAACAGAAGTAAAATTTGTAGCAGTTGCGATGTTACTATTAAAAAGAGGCTGTACATTTGCACTTATAGTTCCTAATTCAACGTCACCAATTCTTGCAGTACCTGCAATAGTTCGTAATCCATCAGGTGCTAAAAATATTAAGTCACCTGCAAATTCCTGTATAGTTTGCCCATTTACACAACCTATGTCTCTTGTTACAGGGGTAACTGCAAAAGTAGAACTTGATGTCCCTGATAATTTAAATATTCTGTTTTCGCAAAAAATAAATAAATCTTCTCGGAAAACTTTAAGACCTACTATTGTATCATCTACTTTTATACTGCCTGCACCATTAGCAGTGGCAAAATCATCTTCATCAAAAGGCTTACTAAATACAATCTCTTGTGGTGTGCTAGACATACCTGCATAGAACATATGGTCTTTAAATGCCTTAACAAACTTTGCACCTGTTACTGCAGTGCTTACTTCTCCACTTCCTGCAGAGGACACATCTGTCGCACTAAATGATGTGTTAAAAACTGTTGGGGCATTATTACCATCTGCTACTACAAACTTATCATTACCATCAAAGTTGAATATTTCAAAGTCATATGTAGAAGCACTTGTTCTTCCTGTATCTATTGCAGTCCAAGAATTGTTACCTGCAGTTGCAGTAAATATTTTTTCGCCTCTTGCAGCAACAATCTTATCATTAAATTTTATAGATAATAAAACTGCTTCTGTTGAGGCACTTGTTTGTGGTACAATATTATCAACAAGTTTACTAAATCCATTTATTCTTCTGTAACCACCTTCTATATCAGGCTCAAAGTTTTGTAGTTCTAATGCTTCACCCGGTTGCATAGCAAAGGTTGACTTGTTTAAAACTAATCCTCCCTGTAAAGGAAAGTTTACAGGTTGTGCTCTTGATAAATCTGGCATTACGTTGTTGTTTCTGTGCTAAAATATCCAGCCATTGTAGCTGGTCTTAATACAACTGTTGACCTTACATACTCATATTTATTGACAAGTAAAGTCTGCATATTTTTTATACCTTGTTCAAATCTTGCAAAGTTTAATTGATATTGTTCTATTTCCCCTCTATATTGATATACATAAGCTGTAGCACCATCTATTATAACTGGTCCAAATCTATCGGGTATAGTTGTAGTATCAGTGCTTGCAGATAAACTAGAAGGAAAAGTAAAGTAATCAAACTTCAATGTATAAGCTTTGTCAGGAAAAGGATAAAGGATATAGTTATTATCTAAAGTCCTGATTATATGAGTGGGTATACCCCCACCTGTAAATTGTGCAACTTGTGTACCACTATCGTGAGCTGCTGCTGTCGTGCTGTTAGCACCTCTAGTAGCTCCTGTAAAAGTAGTAGAAGTTGTGCCTGTATAAGTTATCTGTTCATTTTCAATAAATAATGTACCAGAGCTATCAAACCCTGACGTACTTGCTACTGTTACAGTTGTAGCTGAATCTGTTAATGCACCATCTAGTGTGGTTGTATCTATTTCATCTTCCTGTTCTACGTTATCAGATATGTATTGATTATAAGTGAGAGGGGTTAAACTATTACCTCCTACTCCTAAATCAGTGTTTTTAACTATTCTGGCAGTATTATAATCTATATGTTTAGTTGATGTAGGAACAGTATATTTAAAAGTACCCGGAACCAATGTGCTAGTGTTAGTAGCGTGATTAAATGGGTAACTAAATTCTTTTTGGTTTATATAACGTATAGCTTCGTTGATAGCATTCTGTGCCTGTACTTGTATACCTCTAGCAGTAGAAAAAGTAGTAGAGGTTAGTTGAACCTCATTTAATCTTGCTAATACGCTATTGGTTAATGTAAGGAAAGTTTCTGCCATGATATATAAAAGTAGGGTGGTAGAATTAACCACCACCCGTTTAAGTTATGCTAACTGGTCTCTATCGACTTCATCTGGCTTATCATCTAGTCCATGACCTGCTAAATCAATAACAGTTGCATAGACTCTGAGTCTACCTGTTGCCGGAGCAGCACCTGCAATAGTACAATCAATAGTATCTGTAGTAGTTACAAATTGAGTGTAAGTTGAGGCTGCATTTCCTACAATAGTGTTAGTTTGACCATTAGTTCCTGCTGCACAAAAACCTGTAGAGGTTATATCTGCACCATCAATAATGTCATCACCACCTGCAAAGTCCATGTCAAGAGTACAACTTGAAGTAAATGCTTTCATTACTTCTGCACCTGAATTTAGGACTAAAGTGTTTGCAGGTATCTCTAATACCTGAAATACATCTCCATCTGAAAAGCTGCCACCTGCTGCTACTAATGCATCAATATCAAGGTAAGCCTCAATATTTCTCATTACATTAGTATTCTTCATGGAAGGCATAGCCACGATAGAATCAGAAGATACACCAGTAGTATCTTTTGAGGTTAAATCAAAAGTTGCCATTTATATCTCCCTTATGCTACGTTATACTTAGCAGTTACGATTGCTTCTGGTCGAAGAATCTTTCTGCCATATAGATGCATACCTCTTACGATGTCTGCAAATGAATCAGGGTCTCTGTAAGACTCTGTTTTTGTTATCTGTGAAGCTGTTGCCACTGATGAAGAATGACCTGCTACGATAACACCGAAGTTTGAATTTTGGTTTGCAGAACCTGATGTTCCCGGTCCTGTACCAACAGAAGGTAAGTTATTTGACATATACACATCAAAGCCATGTAATCTGCCAATAGCTAAACCTGCTCTTAATCCACCTGACTCGCCAAAGTCTGCATTTAAAAGTCTTGAATCTTCATCTTTTAAAATTTCAACGAAAGTTGGATGTAGAACTAGCCATCTACCATCTGAGTCAACAAACTGTGTATCTAACAATCTGCCCATTCTTGCAATGACTTGCAATGGTGTAGCAGTTGCTGTAGCTTGTGCTGTTGCACCCGGCATTCTTGGAGCTAATGGAATAGAGTGGTCACCTGCACTACTTGTAGTGATGTTACCAAAGCTATCTTTTCTTAGCTTCATGCTTGTTAACAATTCATCAGAACCTGCAGTTGATACTGCTTTTGTACCATTGACTGTATCATTGGCAGTGCCTGCAACAGTGTTTAATGATGATTGTTTAAAACCAGATAAATATCCAAGAATTTCTTGGTCATGTTGGTCTCTTAGTCTGTAGCCTGCTCTATCAGATGCTAAAGACTCAAAGTTTACATGACTGTGTGCTTCTTCAATATCATCTACTTTAAAAGCAAAATAGTTTGCTTTATCGACAACAAGGGAAAAATCCTCATCATCTAAGTCTTGTGGTTGAATATTAACTCCACGAGCATATTCTTTTACAGTGATTTCTGGCTCTTTAATAATTTTGACAGTATCACCATAATTCGCAATCTCTCCAAAGTAATCACTATTAGTGATTGACTCTACAACAGAGGTCTTACGAAAAGCCTGCTGAACCTTTTGGGAATAAATAATAGGGCTAAAATTGCCATTAGGTAGATTCCCGTATCCAGCCGCAGTTTTGAAAGCCATAGTTTCCTCCTCGGCTAATGGTTGGTTAAATACGAGTTACATACACAATCAAAAGGCTAGCTTTTATTTGGTATCCTCATAGAGGGGCAAACTCAGACTAGGTAGTTTTTATTAGTATAAATTCGTGAAAATGTTAAACAGGTAGCGTTAAAAACAAACGGGCTGTTGTTATATACATTTTTTATCATAAAAACAACGAAATGTAAAGAAAAAATTACGCAGAAGGTCTACTTATATCATAAATAAAGTTACCACTACGTATTGCTTCTTTAATAGCTTCTTCGTTTTTTTCAAATTCTTGACCCTTCATTTTAGCAACATCAGACTCTCTTATTTGATTTGCCTGCCCATCTTTACTAGGAGCAGGTGTAGAGCTGTTTGCTTTTGTAACTGCTTTAGCTGCTTCTTTGGATGAGTTTGTTGCCTTTTTCTTTTTTATTTCAGTTAGTCCCATATCAACTTTATATAAGTCTATTGCTCTTGCTGCAGATTTAGAATCTGTTTCATTCTCATACAAAGCTTGTTGTACCCATCTAGGCTGAGTATCAACCCAATCATGGAACTGTTGGTCATTTCTTATATCTTCAAAATCTGGATGTAGTGTCATTAACTCAGCTTCAGCTCTTGCTCTTGATGCACTTGCTTCTTTCTCAGCTATGAGTTTCATTCTTTCTTCGAGAGATGAATCTAACTCCTGTGCTTTCTTTGTTGCAATACTTTCAACAATTTTAGCAACATCAGGATATTCCTGAGACCATTTCTCTATCTCTTCATCTGACTTTGGTAAATTAATTTCTTTTTTTGCAGTCTGCGATAACTGCTCTTTTAATTTAAATATTTCATCTTGATATGATTTTTCTTTTTCTTGCGAGTGTCTACGCAAGTCACCATATCTTTTCTTAAAAGTTTTTTCTTCTGGAGCAAGAGATTCGGTCTCTGCCTTATCTTCTTCCTCAGCTTTAGCTTTGCCAAGAGCTTCGTCTCTTTCTTTAACTAAAGCATTTAGTGTTTCTTCTTCCTTATTATCATTTCTTTTGTATTTAATAGGTTCTTTTTTAATTTCTTGCTTTACAGCCATTTCAGCCATATTTTTCTCCTAGGGTTATCGTAGCCATTATTGGGGGATAAGTAGCTAGTTTCTAATCCATAACTATTTTTTACGGATTGCACATCCTGCTAAATAAACTATAGGATGTATTATTTTACAAAAGATATTACCAACGATACTGTCCTTGGCTTTTCCTTTTGTTAAAATATGTCTTAGATGTTTTGTTCTTTCTTTTGCGAAGTATGCACCAATGTTTGTTAGTACGTTATTAACTTTCATGCCACTAACAAAAGGTTTGAATAACCAATGATAACCTATTTGGTGTGTATTTGTCAAGTACTTTCTTTGATACACATACCATATCTTCATAGCTTGTGCCCAGTCATCAAGTTGTGTTTGTCTATACATTTCTGTGCAAACTATTTTTCCTCCACCAGTGTCAGATGTAGCTGCATCATCTGCAAATGCAGAACCTACTGTGGTCTCTTTAGCAGTTTGTTTACCTCCTACACCTTCAACTCCTTCAGTGCCCTCTCCTGTTCTGCCTGCACCTGTCGCTCCTCCTAAATCTCCAGAGGTTCCAACTCCACCATCGTCATCATCATCACTGCCAGAACTAAATATTCCTGTCGCACTAAACTGAGAACCTCTAGGTGCAGCACCTGATTTACTGTATCCTTTTCCAGTTAAAGCTGCATTTGTTGCTGTTCCCGGAGCTACAGTTTCTGGGTTAAATCCTCTTGATAAACCAAGTTGAACTCCTCTTTCTTCTTCTTCACGAGTTTGTCCATATCGGTTTCTAGGCTCTTGTTCTTCCGTTGGCACAATAATATCCTCGGGAGACTCACGTTGGCTTTGTCTTTCTTTTATTGATTCTAGAGATTTTTTATCTATATTTGCTTCTCTATATTCTTGCAGTATTTTATCTCTTTCAGCTTGCTCTTCTTTAGTCAAAGGAGGACCTTTACTTGCCTCTGTTATTAAATCAATTAAATTATCTGATTTTACTTTAGGGGCATCTACTCTAGGTGTTCCTGCACCCATAATATCTGCTGCAGCAGCTTCTTCATCTGTAGTAGCCATTTCTTCTGTTTTAGTAAGATTCCCAGTAAAATTATTTAAAGTGTTTGTAGCTTGTTTGCCTCGTTCTAATGCTTCTTTGTCTGCTTTTACTTGTTCTTGTAAAAGTCCAGTTTTTTCAACAAGAGCCATAGCAGGACTCTTTAATTGTGCTCTCTGCCCTGCATTTTGCACTCCTATAAGACCTTTTACTTCATTACTAGGTTCAAAAAAGTTAACTTGTCCTGTTCTATTATACTCTGCTACGTTAGCTAATCCTATAACATTACCTTGGAAATCATATTGTATAGCATAATCTACACCACCAATAGTTGTTCTGGCACCACCTAAATCTGCCATTTCATTATTATCATCTGAACCAGAGACAGTAGATTGATTTTGTTGTGCAATTCTAGTAGGTGCTACAGGTGTTTCTTTTACTGGTTGCTCTGGTTGTGTAATATCACTAACTGGTTTCTGTTCTCGCTGATACGACCCAACATTACCTGCACCTACAACAAGGTTAGGATTTGTTACAGGTCCTAATGCTAATCCTGCCGGTGTGATATTTCCTGCAGGTACAAATCCAGTTGTTTGTGCTGTATTGATACTTGGTTGTAGTCTATCCTCAATACCATCTTTATTTCTGTCTACAAATCCCGGAGACCTAATAAATTTAGCAGAAGCTGCTTGTGGTGTTGTAGCAGTGCCATACATACCCAAAGCAGGGTTATACATACGTTGTTGTTGAGCAATACCAGTTGTTGTAGCTACACTTGGTCCTGTTCCTGAAGCTAAAGCTAAACCTGCTTGAGCTTTCTTAGGCTCATTGTCATCTACGTAGTCAACTTGACCAGACTGTTCCATTTCAGATAAACCTTGTAATGCTTCTCTTCTAAGTCCTTCATACATACCTAAGCCATGATATCTTACAACATTAGCAGGTACGACAAGCTCTCCCTCACTAAGTAAAACGTGTTGGTCATCTCTTACTTCATCTGCAGTGGCTCCCGGAGGTGGGTCTGCAGGTGTGCCTTTAGAAGCTTCTTCGTAAGATGGTTGCATATCTATAACAACTGCTAAACCTTTTTTATCTTTCATTCCTCCCTTTTTCATAGGAGTTGGTTGTTGTTCTGGAGGAATCATCTCTGTAGGCATAGGCTGAAGAGGTTGTGGGACTAGGGGCATCATAGTCATAGGGGATACGCCACCTTGCTTTTTATCTTGCTCATATTTCTTAGAAACTAACTTTATAGCTTCATCTCTTGGGTCAGCAACTTTTGGTGCTGCACCTCTCTGTGGTATCTTTTGTGCAGGTTGATTTTTATTACCTGTAGGATTACTTTGTTTTTTAGTCATTGGTAAAATACCTAATCCCTGTTGTGCTTTTTTTGCCTTCTTTGCCATATTACATTCCCCCGTATTTATCTTTGGCTCTTTGTACAACTTCGTCACGTAAAGTTTGAAATCTTCTTATCTCTTTTATTGCACCTTGCGTTTTTGATATGTCATATATATTGTCTTGTTGCTCTAGTAATCTATGAAGCTCTTCTACTCTATGCTCCATGTATGAATTTAATAAATCAATAGATTTTTTATCATTAACTAAAGGTAATAGTTTTATTGCTATTTCTCTTATCATTGACCCCCACCGAGAAGTTGTTGTAACTGAGCAGCAGCATCAGGTTCTTTTGGTCCTTGTGCAGGAGTCTGTGGAGCACTAAATCCTTGCTCTCCCGGAACTGGTGCTTGACCAACTCCTATATTAGCTCCTCCACCTCCAGATGGGTCAGTAGGATTTATACCCTGTGCCTGTTCTTTTTGTGGTAGACCTCCTGCAGCTTTTAATATTTCTGCTTGTTTAAACGCCTCTCTTTCGTCATTAATTAATTTTTCAGAATCTAAATCCATAGCATGACCTAGTTCTCTTAGTATAACTGGTATCTTAAGATATGGTGCAACTGCAGCGTTACTTGCCATTTGTAATAATTGTAACAACCTCTGGCTTCGTACTTCATTTTTCATTAAGCTTTCAGTGCCCCTTGCTTTTATTTCTAAGTCACCTCTAGCCTCTGGGTCAAAGTCAAACTGCATATTAAATGCAAACAAAGCTTCTCCTAATGGTTGCAATAAGTAATCGTCTAAGTTTTTAACAACACTTTTAATACTTAATTGTGCAGCCCCCATAAGCATACTAATACCTGCAGCAGTTCTTCCTGTGCCTGCTACTCCTGTTTGTCCATGTGAGTATGAGGGTATACCTGTTGCATCGTCTGCTAACGCCCTTGCTTTATCAAACATCATCATATTTTCAGAACTTACATTAGGATACTTTGTTCCAAACAATGCTTGTCCCGGAGCACCCCCTTGTCTTCTAAACACTTTACCGGGGTACACTTGTAAATCTTGTCCCGGAACTAAATTTGTTTCATCTATTTCAAATACTAAATTACCTGAAAGAACAGCGTTATCTACAGCCATTCTCATAAAACCATTCATTAGTGTTTGAGTGTCTGACATATTTTCTGCTAAACCTACACCAAAGAAGCTGTAAGGATTTATTTCATAAGGTGCTGCACAGTATGGTATTCTTTTTGGTGTAAAAGGATTTACTACTAATCTAAGTATTTTATTATTACATACCCATGCATTTACTTGTAAAGTGTCTGTATCCTTATATTCATCAGGTATCTCTAAACCTGCTGCTTCAGCCATAGTTTTATCTAAGTTACCCCAAAACTCTAATACTTCAAATCTATCTATGTTATACTGTGTTTCGTTATCTGTTAAATCAGTTTCCCACCATTTACGTTCATAGTTATATCCCATCTCTGCACACTCATCTATAGCTTCTGTATCAAAGTATGGTCTGTTTTTTAAATTACGTAATTCAGAATAACTAAGCTTATGTCTTTCAATAACATACTCTGTTTCTGACATATTGTTTGCATCATAATCTGGATAAAAATTCCATATAGATACAGATTCTACTCTTGGTACTGTTTCAGACTCTGGTGAATAATTACCTTCTTCATCCCAATTTGCTTTTTCTTTATCAAAAGCAAAAGGACCTTTTAATATTCCTGTGCCAAATAAAGCCATTTCAAAAGCTACTGTTCTTAAATGTTTAGATGCATTAGACTCTTCCAACTGGTCCAATATAATCTTTTCCATTCTTTTAGCTGCTTTTTGTGCAGGATAATAAGTTTGTGATGTAGGAGTAAGACCTGCTCCTGATTTTAGTTTATCCATGATTTGTTCTAAATCATCTTCGTGAGCACCAAGTCTTCTCTCTTGTTGTAAGCTTTCTTGTGTTGCTCCTCTTGGTATATTTTTGCCATCTCCCGGAAAACCAAATACATTATTTAATTCATTTAACGCATTGTCAGGTTCTTTAGGGTCAAAATTTACAGCTTCATCAACACCTGTAGGTATTCTTGTTGCTTCAACTCCTAACGGAAATCTTTGTCCTGCAAATAAAACATCAATAATTTGTCCATAAGCAGCTAATACTTTTGTCTTAGTTACCTTAATAAATACTTTAGATTTTTCTGTTTCTGTAAATTGAGTATCCGATGTATATAATCCTCTGTATTGTCTATATGAATTTAACCATCTCTGCTCATCATATAATCGTGCATCCTCTGCAGATTTAAATTTTTCATTTACGTAAGCAGCTAGTTCGTCTTTAGGATTCTCTGGTACGAATACTAGTTCTTCTATAGTTTTATCTTGTTCTTCCATGTTTAATATCCAAATACTTTATCTGCAGGATTCCAAGTTTGTGGAATCTTTGCCGGGTCATAATCGAATATTGACCTAGACCTTGGTCTTGTCATTATACCATATCTTAAAGCATCATACAAATGGTCTTCTGCTTTTGTGTCAATATCCTCTGAATTAGTTTTATCTAAAGGTATTATGGGTAGTTGTGCTACTAAATTAGTACACGTATTAAATATAACTAATCCTGCTTCTTCTGTAAGTTCATCAACTTTCAATCTTCTGTGTATTTCGTTTTTTCCTGCAATACGACTACCTCTACTTCTATCTGAAGGTCTCCATCTACAACCTACTGAAATCATTTGTTCTGCCAAGGAAGGACCCGTATCACCTCTTTTATGCCAACACGAACTGTC